CAATACAATCCTGTACTGTTATTACTTTCTCGTTTACCTGTTTCATACTGTTCTTTCCTTTCTTTCGCTTTAATCTTTAATGTTGTAACTACAATACATATAGTTTCTAGTATCATTCCGACAACAACGCCCAACATAAAACCCTGTATCATAGCTTATATCTCTCTTTCATTATTGTAGGCAGTTCGTAGCAGTCGATATAATCGTGAGTGTCTGCTATGTACTTCTTTTTGAGTTCACTCAAACCACACCCGTATTCGTGCTTTAACTGCCCTAAAATATCTCTTGTAACTATGCTCCTTAATGGCTCACAATGTTTATTTCTTCCTAAGAGGTAACTTGTTCTTCTGCCAATGTGTGCCAGGATTTCAAGTTTTTCTACCTCGTTAATCTGCTCTCTTTCGCCTTTTTCAGAAATAATAAATATCAATCTGCTAAAACTCCTTTCTAATTAATAAGCTGAAATATCATTGACACAATAAATAATATTGCTGATAACATCCATAAATATTCAGCTATCTTGCTGTCTCTCTTTGTTTTCTTGTATGCCGCAATAGAGATTTCCAAGTTGTTTCTTTCTGCAATCAGTTCTTCTACTGATATGCTATACTGTGGCGTTGCCTGTATATCTTCCATAAACTTCTCCTTATTTTAAAAAATTGTGATATAATCCCTTTATCTCCCTATAGAAAAGAGGTGATTTAATGGATAACTCAAAACTTGCCGAGCTTTATGCTTTTGCCAAAATATGTGGCTATCAAGGTGATGTTCCTAAATTCAAAGAAGAGTACCGCAAATACTATGATGAATTTATGAGTACTATCAAGTCGCAGCCAGCTAAAGCCACAGCAATCGGTAATCCTTTTCGCATTGGCTATTAGCATTTAATTGCCAGTAAAGCATTGGTGAGGAAATTGAGAATTCTACATTCACTCTGTATTGTCTCATTTTTCTCACCTTTTATTACATCATCAGCAACACCTAAAGCAATCTGTTCTACATAGTCTTGCAAACTTCTTTGCTGTTCGTCACCTTTAATCACGTATGGTTCTCTCATTCCTGTTCCTTTCTAAAGTGCTGACTTGCCGACTTCCGTTGAATAGTCACGCTTTTCTTTTTCACAAGGAATATATGAAGAAGCACTAACAATAATCTTCATATATTCCAAAAAACCTTGAGCTTCCGAAGCAGATAGACCATATTGTGTGATTAATTCTTTTACAGAACCAGTTAATTCACCTATATCCTTATAGTTATGTAAACGCTTTACATAAAACATACAGCCTTCTGTTGTTTTTGTAAGTTCCTCTTTTATGGCATTTTCAATAAAATCTCTCATCCGTGCTCCTTTCTTTCAACTTTATTGATTGGGTTAAAATCATTATCAATAGCATATGGCTCACCTACCTGCCATTCTCCGTCAATAAATGTTATTTCAATAGCAACATTCTTGTCATTGTAGAATTTCATAACAATCACATCTGCCATTGAACCATCATCAGAAACAGCAATCTGTTCATATGCTTCAAGAAACTTAAAACCCTGTAACATATTAAATTCGTCTATTCTGTCCATATATAATCTCCTTATGCACAATATTTCATAGCATATCTCTTAACAATATTCTCAAATATTGCCTTAAGCTGTGGCTTATCATAAATAACAGCAATCTTGGTTGTTGCCGCTTTTATAGCCGTCTTGGTATTACCTGCCTTTTCCATTCTTGCCACCTTGTTATCCTGCAATCTTTTAAGACTACAATGTGCGGTCATTTCCAACTCGCCGTAAAGTTGATTATAAAGTGCCTGATAATCAATGCCACTTTTGATAGATATTTCTCTCACTTTGGCATTAATATCATTCTTCCAATCGCCGATAGGCTCTGTAAAAATCTCTTTCATATTGTTAACAGTTGTTTCAACCTTGGCTATCTGTTCTGCCTGTTTCTTCTGCTCTATCTCTGCCTTGTTCATACTTTCAACAAGCATATTCATAAGTCTAAGCTGTGGTGAAAGCTGTGATACATCAATAGCTTTCTGCTTAACTCTTTCTTCTACTGTTGTGAAGTATTCCCTTGCTTCTTCTGCCTTTTCTGAATTACCTTTAACAGATAACTTCTTGGCGAAATGAGCTGTGAGCTTATAATCATCTCTCTTTACTATGCCACCTGTCGGTGTCTCGACATCTATGTCGAACCGCCAATAATCCTCATTTTCTGTGGCAAATTCATTATCTGTAATATTGCTTTTCGCCCACCTTGAAAACTGCCCTTGTGCTAATCCTAAGAAGTTGTACAGTTTTCTTGCTGTTGTCATCCCCTCACTATCAATATCAAGGGCAACTTCAATAGGTGTTCTAAGCTCTATCGTCTTGACTTCATTCATTAGTTTGCTCCTTTCTATCGGCTTTCTCTGATTCTCTTACCATTGCCATTCCCTCGGCGACACCAAGAATGTAATTTTTCTTGCTATCATCAAGTTTTGGTATTGTATCGGATAGCTTCTTGATGATTTCCTTTTCCTTTTCGCTCATTTAATTCACTTCCTTTCTGTGATATAATGTGTTTTAAAAAACAAAGGGGTACTACTATGCAATATGTTCCAAATTATCCAAATTTAAATGATATGTTTATCAAACCAACAGTTCCAAATATGGAAATGCCTAATTATGAAAAAGGCAAATCTCCATATGAGCTTTTAGAAAGTCAATCTGCTTATCTTGAAAAGACAAGCAAAGAACTTCACGATATGGCTCAATCCGCTAAATCTCAAGCTGATTCCGCTAAAGAGATTGCTGAAAGTTCCAAAACGCAAGCTGATGTCGCATTAAAAACATCAAGTAAAGCCGATATTAAAGGTTGGATTTCCGTGGTTGTTTCTATCATCTGTGCTTTAATGGAATTTTCTGTACATCATTCAGAAATAATTGATTTTGTCAAAGCTTTGGCAAAATAAAATGACAAAAAATCTGAAACAGTAAAGTAAATATTGAAAGTACTAATGCAACATCTGAAATAGATGGTTTTTTCAATTTTTTCATCTCCTTTCTATTTGACTTTGTGTGATTATAATATCATACCCAGTAATACCTGTCAACATATTTTAGTAAAAAAAGTTTGACATTGTGTGACTTTAATGTTATTGTATATATGCAGGGAGGTGAGAAGTGTGAACGAGCGAATAAAAGCCTTGCGAAAAGAATTAAAAATGTCGCAAGATGTATTTGCTGAAAAGCTAGGGCTTACCAAAAACTACATTTCGTTAGTTGAAAATGGCAATAGAAATCTTTCAGAACAATCAATTAAAGTTTTATGTTCTATTCTTAATGTAAATGAAGAATGGCTGCGAACCGGAAACGGAAAAATGTTTAAATCTCGTACAAGAGAACAAGAGATTGGTGCTTTTGTTAATGAAGTTATGGAATTAAACGATGACAGCTTTGAAAAGAAGCTTGTTAGTGCATTGGCAAGGCTTGAACCTAAAGATTGGGAATGCTTGGAAAGTATCGCAAAGAAATTGCTAGACGAAAAGTAAGAAAGAGAGGGTTTACGCCCTCTCTTTTGTCATATTGCATATAAACTTAAATATTTGTTCTAATATCCAGTTATCTTCTATTTTATTAATCATTTTTGTTATCTTTTGCCTGTATTCCTCATTACTCATAAACCTGCACTCCCCTCTCTTGCCCTTGCACGTTTGATAGCGATATGATTATTATAGAACACGCGTTCTATCGTGTCAAGTGTAGCGGCGATATTGCCAACGCCAATCAAACAATATCGCCTGCCAGAACTTGAAAATGTTTAAGGGTCTTTTCTCAAAGACAAGTTTATTATACATTTATCGTTAGTATATTTCAAATACTTTCGGTCGTGTTATTTCGACTTTATTCGACAACTAACTGGAACTTGTCGATTGCATTACCCATAACGCCTGCATATCCGTCCATTCCGTTAGATGTTTCATCATCTACCTGTTCTGGATAGAAGTTGCGGTTGTTAAATACAGATACCATATACTTAGCATACTTCCAAGGCTCGCCCTCTGGTGTATAGTAAATGATTTCTATTGCGTCAATCTCGTGCTTCTTGTCACCTGCATAGCCATTATCAAAATCTTCATAATCGCAACCTGTAACATAAGGTAGCCAATCTCCGCCAAGTAAATGAACCCTGTACTTAACGTAACCACGATTAACTCTAATGGCAATAGCCTTAATAGCTGTATTATCGCCCTTACCAGCCCAATCGCTATCGTTAGTTACTTCATCCCACCACCTATCAGTATAAGCGGCATATGTAACATCAACAGACTTATTACTGTTATCTTCTGTTTCTTCCTCTTCTGTATTGCCACTATCTTCTGTTTTTTCATCTTCTCCGTAGAATACAGATAAGTCGCATACTCCGTCTGCTCCGTCCACAACGCCACTTGAAGTATACTGCCAACCCACAAGGTTTCTAGCAACGCTAGGTTTCTTATCTTCGTTAGGGTCTGTATCAAGTGTCATTTCATCATATCCAAGATAATACCTTGCTATCCAATAGTCGCAGTTAAGAATTTCTTCGTCTGCATATGGGGCAATGTAACTGCCATACCACGCCATACCTGTATAGATACCAAATTCATAGCCAGCATCTTCTATTGTATGCTTATATGCCTTGATTATGTCAATAAGTTTATAGCCTAAGTTCTGCATACAAGTATCTTCTATGTCCATCCATATCTTGACTTTACGTCCGTTAAGTATTTCTAAGACACGCTTAGCCGCTGTTACTGCTGCTTCTACGTTAGGTGTGTAAACATAGTTGTAAACTCCACAAATATGTACGCCAGCTAACTGACACTTTTTCCAGTTGTTTTCAAACTGTTCATCTGCATTAAGGTCACGTCTGATAACCTTAAGAATGGCGTGTGTAAGTCCTGCCACACGCATTTTGTCAAAATCTAAGTTGCTACCATTCCAAGCCGAAAAATCTCCACACTTAATCATAACTAAAATGCCTCACTTTCTACTGTTCCTGTTACATCTGAACTAACTGTGTTATCTTCTGTGCTATATGTTGCCTTGTAAGTGTTTTTAACACCATCAAGAAAGCTCTTAAGCTCGCTGTCTAGTGCTGTATCATTCGCTAAGTATGCCGCAAAATCATTAAAGCTGGCTGACATACTAACTGTGCCGCTTTCGCTGATTGTAGCTGACAGATAAGCCACCTGTTTAAGTGTTCCGTCTGAATTTTGAACAGATAATGTTCCGTTCTTCTGAATTGATGAGTTGATGTCTAACATTGTGTTTTACCTCCTAATTTGCATTGAAAAAGGACATCCGAAGATGCCCTTAATTACTTAATTGCTTTTCCAATTTTTTAATACGCATATTCTGTGATTGTACAGTTGCAACTAAATCCGCTATTAATTCATCATAGCGTAATGCGTATCTTGCTGTTAGTTCTTTAGTTGTATTTTCGTTTTCGTCTGAGACTTGTGTTTCGTAGTTATCATTATTAATCTTTTTATCAATAAATAATCCCCAATCATTATCTTTCATAGTCTCTTTGACCTGCTGTGCAATAAATCCGTGATGATAGCGATTAGAAGTGCCATTAATCATTTTAAATTCGCAAGGTTTTAAATTATAGATAAATTCAGAAGACTCTTCCGAATCCAATAAATGAACATCTTTTTTTACATTCTCATCTGAATCAGAAGCAATTGTTCCATAAATCGACCCAAAACATCGCAAATCATATTTCACAAAAGCACTTCCGTACACAGATAGTTCGCAGTTCTCGTAGTGTCTGTCCTCTGTATTGGTAATTCTGACATTTTGTGTGTCTTTTCCCGAATTTGGATTATAGCAATATACTGTAAGTGTCGTTGGTTTTTTAATATTATCTTGGTAACCGCCATTCATCGAAATATTGGGCGAAAAAAACTCTAATGATTTGTTTAAATCGTCGTTTATTCTTATAACGAATTCATATTCCGTATTTTCTGTTTTCTCCTTAGTACAATTTATTCCGACAACATCTCCATAGTCTGCATTCAGTACTAAAGCTCTTCTTGCTTCATTATTGCTAGTATAGTATCTTGTAGTAGTTATCGAACCTACATAATTTTCGTAATCGTCAACCCAAGAATAAAATTTTATATAATTTTGGTCTATTGACATTCCTTTAATTCCATTATTTTGATATGTCGACAATATACCATTATCAATTGAGAAATTGCCAATTTGACCTTTAGAAGCATACATATATCCATCCGCACGAACGTACCAATTACCATAATATGCCCCATCTCTTTCTTCTTGGCAAGAAAATGCCCAAGCTTCGGAATTAGCGGGTGCCTGTATATAAGTTCTATATTTGCCATAATCTTTATAAATGGAAGACTTGCTGATGTCCCAGCCTCCAATCGTGCCAGATGAAAAATAGCCGCTTCCTGTAATTTGTGCGTTAGTTGCATACAGTTTACCAGTTTGACTTATATAAAAATTAGGACTTTTGTTGTATCCTTCGCCTTCAGTTCCGTGAAAAACTGAAAAAACATATGGTGTAACATCGCCAGGTATTTGTAATGCAATTTTAAATAAGTCATTATTCTGCTTAAATATTGTACTCATTGAATCCTTAGACACTTTCCAACCGCCAATATTTCCGCCGTTTGCAATCAAATTGCTACAAGTTATTGTTCCGTCTGCCGTAATGCTGGTATTCGTACTGCTTAACGTAAACCTGTTACCGCTTAAATTAAGGCCGCCCCTTGCAGTAATATTGATAGTATCTGCGATAGCTTCTATGGCACTCTTAAGCTCACCTGTTGCTGGGTCTTTCTTAATATAAGCGCTAAGGCTTGCAGTAGTAGCATAGCTTTTAAGGCTGTCATTAGTTGCATAGCTTTCAAGGTTTTTCTTAGTTGCATAAGTGCCAGATACTTCTAACTTAATGCTGTTACTTTCCGCTGTGATAGCTTGTGTAATAGCATTATTCATCTGTGTTGTTGTACTGTAATTATCAGCTATATTCTTTTGTGTCTGCGACAATGCCGTTGAGATTTTATTGAGATTAATCTTAAGACTAGCGTTTTGGCTAAGCATATAAGCTAATTGTGTGTTAGACACTTCTTTCCAAAACCAATCGCCATTATCATCTTTAGTCCAACGCCAAGTTTTTTGAGCTGTTTCATTGTACGCTATTGCTCCGTGATGTTTAGCATATTCATCATTGCTGTAAGTCCAAGTAAGATTATCATCTGGAAATAAATCGTCTGATGGATAAATGGGTATAAACCAATCAACAGCTGGATAATTATCTTTTGTAGGTGTTTCTGTTACTGTATATACCATAAAATTATCATTCGTTTGTTGGTATAAGTCAGATAACGTAATTTCGTAGCTATCTAGCTTCTGATTAACAGTAGAAAACTTAGTCTTAATGCTTTCATTGTCAACATTTTCAGTCCACCATAATTTATTAGTGATAAAATCACTAGCAACTTTCATCATACCGCCCCATTGCGTGTAATCCTTGCCAGCGCCACTTGTTATAGCTTGCATAACAACATTAAGTGTCTGCTTTTCGTTATCAAGATATATCTTGTTACTCTTAAGTGTATGGGTGCTATCGTTATTGATGACATTAAATAGTGTTTCAATATCCAGCTTGCTTGCATTAATATTAGCGTCATCTTTAACAACTTCATCACGAACAACTTTTCTCGTAACGCCTTTTTCAGTAAGTCCTAAAGCATCAAACATAAGATTGCCGGCTTTGTCCCAAACGTACATATTGTAGTCAGAATTGGCGTCTTTACCTATCTGAACTCTTATTCTGTCAGTATCTTTAATGACAATTGTGTTATCTTGCCAGTAAGACATTCCGTTTTCACTGTGAACCTTAAACTTAGTTGTATTAAGGTCAAGTGCTGTAATCTTGCTCGCAGCTATGCTGTCAATCATAGCATCCTTAATCTGTGCATTGCCAATAACACTTACGACTGCATTGGCGAATTCTGTTGTTAAACTTTTACCTGTCGCTGAACCAAACATTAAGGTCTTAATGTCTGCTACATCTGCATTTAACACGCCTACCTGTGCATAATCTGCTTGTAACTTAGCGATATTAGCTTCATTAATTGTAGCTTTACTTGCTGTCAAATTAACAATATCTGCTGTAATAGCTTCAATCTTATTAGCCTTTAATCGGTCGATATACGCTTGATGTGCTTTTAAACTCTCAATATTAGCACTAGTTATATCGGCATTCTCGATAACTGCCTTGTTGATTAAGACTAAATCAGCGTAGTATCGTTCCATTTGCTTTGTTATCGGACCGCTAGCAATATTACTGTTTTCTGTGTCAGATTGTCCGATAGATGTAACTGTGTCCATTAAGCCGCCATCACATTCGTGTGTTATCTGCATTATAGGCACTTTGTAATCAACGCCGCCCTTATTAACAGTTATAATGTCGCCTACTTCAAGCCGCCAGTCACCGACAAACTTAACTGTAAGCGGTCTAAACTGAAAGCCGCCTATCTTTTTATAAATCTCATTTAAGTTAGCTTGTGTCATAAATGGATTAGCAAAGCTAAGTCCAGTTGTACCACTGCCGCTAGTGATTGTGCTAGTTTCCTTATCACCAGACTTTGTATTGTTACAAGTCAGCTTTCTTATCGTAAAATCTTTGCTAGTGGTAAAAGTAACCCCTTGCTGATAGTATTGATGTCCGTCAAGCACATAACCGCTATCTTTGTACCACTTTATTTCAAGGTTTCCATCAGAATTAATAGCCGCATTTCCACCTTGTAGCATAGCCATATAACCAATCATTTCACGCATTGTATAGCCTTGCGGCTTATCTATGATTGTATGTGTGTTTGTTATGCTAGTCGCTAACTGTATGCCTAACTTTGTACAGATTTCCTCTAAAATAGCCTTATCCGTACTAGGATAAGTCAAAGCTGAAAAATAACCTTTTTCAGCTTTGTACATCTTGTCATAAGCTGTGTACTTAGTGTATTCGCCGTTACTTTCTTCTTTAGTTACAGTAAATATGCCTATCTGTACATACTCAATGCCGCTATCGCCCTTAACACCCTCAAAAATGGTTATATCCTTATTTTCAAGCGTGATTTCTGGATTATAAATAGAAAAGGTAACACTACTACTGCAAGTGTTACCTATGGAAATGCTATTGTTCGGATTGATTATGTTGCTGTACTTAAACTCATTAAGTGTCTGATTGTATTCTTTTCCGTCAACTAAATATTTGCTGTAATATCTTGCATACAGCAAATTGAAATCCGCACCCCAATTAATATTTTTCATTAGGTTGCTCCTTTCTGCTGATTAATCGTTAATCATAAAGCTAAGTGCGATAATCTTAGCTGGCTCAATGGCTTCACAACTATCAAATGCACTTATATCAACTTTTGTGTATTCAGATACTTCTATTTCTTGTTCTCCTAGTTCTTCAAGTTCTGATTTTATCTTATCGTTGTTATCTTTATTTTCCTCGCGTATCTTTTGTATCGTTTCTACAACTGCCTTAAAGTGTGGCTCTAACATCTTAATGTTAGACATAATGGCAACTGCTAATCTGCCACCCATTTTAAGCTGTGCTACACTTGCAAGTGCTTCATAATGTGCTAAAACTTCATTTCCTGTTATTTTCATAGTTAATCTCCTTATTTCTGAATTAAACTTAATTTTGCTCCGACTATTAATCCATCCTCATTCTTTGCTCTTGTGAGATACGGATATGTCACATCTCCTGTGTATATTGTCATTTCCTTTTGTGTACCGCCTAAGAATAGGACTTGTGCTGTCGGGAATGGGTTATTTTCATCACTAATCACATTATCAAGTAACAATGCCTGTTCGCCTGTAAGTGGCGGTAATTGCAGTTCTACTTTGTCTTTAATAGCCACGATTGTGCCTACCATTTCTCCATAATCGTTTCTTCCTGTGTTCTTAGACCATATCTTATTTCTGCTGTATGTGTAGCCGTTATATGCTACTGGGAATGTTACTCCCTCGATAATTACAGCGCTTATCATTCAATCACCTCTTTTCTATATATTTACTTCAATAAGCCCAGACAGACTTAACCATATGGAAGACGGAATTAAGAATAATAACGATATGATAAGCAAGCTAAACAGCAATTCTTATAATTTATTTAAAGTAATCAAGGTTAGTTACGATAATGCAGTAATTGAAGCTAACAAGCCGTTCCTAATAGAAAAGGAATTCACGCTACCTACCGGCTATAAAGCAATAGGTATATGTGGGCAACACTTAGGAAGAAATGCTGGTATTACTTACACAATGGTTGGTATATCAGATGGACATATATGCCAAGTTGGTGGGTGGGCAGGTAGTAACACATACTTTAATGGCTATGTGGAAATTTTATTGTGTACAGCTTTATAATTTATTTTTTTCTGATTACCCTAAAGTTTAATAATTAAAAATTGGTAAATAGTTAATTCAGATAAGTACGCAACTGTCTTGTACATATTCAATCGCATTTGTTGAACTTGGTGCATATGCACTTAGAGTTCCATTTATATATGCAAATTTTATTATTTTTCCACTAGTATTAGTGGCTAAGTGTCCATAACCTTTGTAATTTATATTGCTTATTTCACCAATTGTGGTCCATTCTTTTGGAAATGCTTGAGTTAATCTGCCGCTGGAATGCAGGTAACATATGCCCAATTTGTGGTATATGATTAATTCAAGACCTAGGTAATTAAATATTCCCTCAATGTCACTATTAGCTATATTGCTGTTTAGTTCACTTATCATATCATTATTACTCTTAATTCCATCTTCCATATGGTTAAGTCTATCTGGACTTAATGGAGTGCCGCCGCTAGTGCCAGCTTTCCACGCTTGCTTTATGTATTGTATAAAATTCATAGTAAAACCTCACTTCCTAAGCACACAAAAAGGACACCTCACAATTAAGTGAAATGTCCTTGTCATTTTGCTATTTATTTGTTATTATTGACGTGAGCAACTTATATGTACTCATATGTGCTAATCAGAACAGGTCTACCCAACTTGTTCTGATTTTTTTATTATGCCGCTATTAGCTTCTTTGCCGGATTAGTTATAAACTCTTTTATCTCGTTATATCCCCAACCGCAATTAACAAGTCCACTGATAATCATTTCTATTGATTGTACCTTTTCAAGTTCTTCTACTGTGAAATAATCACGCAAATTAGCTTTCTTATCAATTCCATATTCTTCTCTTAACTGCTTTGCTGTCTTTCCGAATACAGTCCTATATACAATATCAGTATAAGTGGAATATGCGTGTCCGTGCATTCTCTCATTTTCGCTTGACTGCTGAATAGCTTTAGTAAGTGACTGCCTAACTGCTATGCCTTTTTCTCTCTCTATCAGCTTGCCTTTGAGAAGTTCTTCCATTTGATTAAATTGGTTAATATAGGCTTCTTTAAATTTCATAACTTTCTCGCCAGTATAACCCATAGCAAGAATGGTAAAACCATCTCTTGTCATATATACCATTGGATATGTTTTTTTATTGTTCTCAACGGAATATTTAGAGAACGCAAAATTGCGTTCTCTAAACTCTGGACTACATTCAAGATTTTCTATATCCCTAAGTACATCCGAATGTCTTTTCCCAAAAGTTTCTGCTACATCAAGGCTTGTTACAACTGTTACTTCTTTGCCTTTGCTTATTTTCCTTGTTTCTACTAGCATAGATACCTCCAAAATATTTTTATTTTATATTTCATTGGTATGTTAAAAGCGCACACAAAAGACTATTCTTGAAAATTTATCTTTCGTATGCGCTGTGTCTCGTTCGTTCTATTAATTTTAGCATATACCAAGATAATATATTTTATGAATATTGTCAACTGGTGTCTTTTTATAAAACAACTTATTTACTTAAATCATCTTTCGACATATTAACAGCAAAACGATATATTTGATGTAATATCCATATATCCTCAATATTTTCTAATGCTTTATTTATTTCGTCTTTTAATTGTTTTTCCATCTGTTTTCCTCCGAAAATAATCTTGAATTTTCCGAAAGAAACTGATATAATTGTATTTATCAATTCCTTTCGGATTGGTGGTTTTAAAGTGTTGTGTTCGTTGGTAGCGGTGCAACACTTTATTTTTTTTGCCCTTTTACTTTCTCAATGCCTTTTTTAATCAAATCAAGTATTGTATATCCGCTTTTATCAGAAAAATTCATTATTTCTTCCTTTTCCTCTTTGGTGACACGAATATATATTCTTTCATTTTTAGGATTGTCGAGTTTAGGTCTGCCTTTTTTATTGGACATATACTCACCTCTTTTCTGTCCGCACATTTAATATAAACCGTACGCACAAAAAAGTCAAGCACTTTTTAATAAAAAATGGAACGCACCGAAAAGATACGCTCCATTAAGGGATTATTTTTCTATAAAACGTGGTATAAAGCTAATACTGTTATAACTGCCAGCTCCATTGTTTTTACAATTAACAATCAAGCCATATGCAGTTATTTTATCGCCAGCTTTATAGTTTCCGCTTTTTAAATTAAAATCTTTTGAAAAATATATGTATATTTTTTCTTTGCCGTATTCGCTCTTATTCTTAACGACACCTGTAAAAAATCCTGCCTGTAAGTTGTAAGCATTAACAACTTTGCTTATACTCTCATCTTCCATATCCTTTGAAGATAACGTATAGCGATTAGTAAGCATTATATCTATTCTTACATATTTGTCAGTTAAATCCTCATTCGTAAACATAATGTGGTTGTAATCCATTTGTTCACATACAAATTTATATTTATCTTCATCAAGATAAGACATACCATTGTCAAGCATATCTTTAGTGGCAACTTCTGTTGATTGTGTTTTAGCTTGTGTGTTTGCTACGATATTATTATTATTTTCAGTTATATTATTAATAATAAATAACGCTGTAACAAATACTATCCCTGCCAATACTGCAATTGCTATCTCCTGCAGCTTCTTTTTGTTATCTTTTTTATCCATTGTAATACACCCCTTTGCTTTTATAGTGCTTAAAGTGTATCACAATGGATTAGATTATTCAATTAAATGTTAAACGCTGGCTGTCCTGTCATAGCTGTATACTGATTGGCATATCTCTGTGTTGCTCTGAACACTTCTTGTCCGTCAATCTGCACTACAATATCACCGCCCTGTTGTCCGAAGTTTGCATTGGCAAATACCGTTGCCATTCCCTCTATAAAAGCTTGCTTAAAACCGTCTGTAATCTGTTTATTATTCGCAACTGCCGTCTTTCCGTTAGAGAATTTTCCGACAAGCTCATTATGGTTAGCAAAGAAAAGTCCGTCCTCTGGGAAGCCACCTGTCGCATATGCTCTAGGTATTCTTATCTGAAATGCACTTCTTGATACATTTCCCTCACTATCAAGTATTTCACCGCTAAAATTGCTTTCAAATGAGTTACTTAAAGCTCTGCGAATTCGCCAAGAATTATTATCAATGGTATCTGCCAATGAGTTCATAAGTTCTGTACCAGTATCATAGCCTATATCACCTGCATTAACTCTATCTATAATAGCGTTAAATGCGCTTCTAGCTCTATATGGTATATCATCAATATTATTAGCAAAATTGTTTGTTAATGATGAACCTGCATTAGTACCAACACTTCCCATACGTGAGAATACATTTTCTGTGTTCGTGCCTATCGCATTTATCTTGCTGTTAATCTCATTTTTAGCTGTTTCAAATTCTGACTTAGCTGTGTTAGCCGTGTTGCTAACTTCTTGCCGTGTCTTTTCTGCAACTTCTTGTGCAGTATCTCCCAATGCTTCATAGCAATAACGCATATCATTTGTTGCTCTATCTGCTACGTTTCTAGCGTTATCAACTTCCGTCTGGTTCTTTTTTACTTCGCCGTTAAGTTGCCTTATTTCTACTTGCAGTCCTGCAACCGCATCTGCCTCTTGCGGTGTCATTTCTAACACAGATAATGCACCATTGTAAGTGAGTTCATTGTATTCTTGTTGCTTTTCGTTAAGTCTATCTTTGCTGTCCGCAAGTACATCTTCCATTTCTCTTAAGTTCTTCTTAGCTTTGTATTCCTCTTTTGCTAATTCAATGTATTCTTCTCTTAAAGCTTCTAGTCTGTATTCTTTTTCTTTGTCTTCTATAAGCTTTTCTATTTCTTGCCTATTTCCAGAATAATATCCTGTGTTAGTATCTATAGCTTTCGATAATTCTGGTACTTTATCAACAAGTTTACCTGCTATATCCTTAAGTAATTCTTGCTGTTCTGTTGTTAGGTTAGTTTTGTCTGCTAATTCAAAATATTTTGTCTTTAATGCTTCTATTTCATCAACAGAGGAATTGTTTTTCCACGTTTCCTCTATTGAAGCTACAGACTTTTCTATTTCGCTTGTAGTCTTGCTAACTTCTTTTCTTACGCTCTCATATCCAGACAAGTAATCTGGTATTTCTTCTTGGACTTTAATAAAGCCTTTGATTGCACCTGTAATTCCCACAACTGCCGCCATAGCCAATCCTGCAGGTCCGAAAGCTGTGTATAATCCTGCCGCACCGATAGCCGCACCGCCCGCTATCTTAGCTATTGAAGCTACAAGGTTGTCACTTCCTCTAGCTATATCAGTAAAACCGCTCTCGATAAGCTTAAATTCTCCAAAAGCTGATACTCCGCCAAGTAATGCTTTTTGGAATAGTGTCATATTATCTCTGACAGTAGCTATTCCACCATTTAAAGCTGTGAATAATCCCTTATCCTTAATTACGCTTCCAAAGTCCTTAAAACTTGTTGTAACCTTTGTAAGTTTAGGGTGGAAAGAAAGAAGTGTAGCCGCTGTTTCATCATATCCCATTTTGGATAACTTTGTCGCTAACACTACATCTTCTGTTGCTTTGCTTAGAGAATTAAGCTTATTGTACGTTTTAGTTATGCTTTTTATTACATTTGTACCACCTATCGCCTTAAGCACTTTAGGAACTGCCACAAGCGATATAAGAAGTGTTTCTATAGGTGCTTTAGATATCATACCTAAGTATAATTCAACAGCCGCTTTTAAGCCTTGCACAAGTACTTTAGCCGCCGATTTAAATACCTTAGTCCAATTAATGCCTGCAAGAAAATCTCCCATTTTCTGACCGATTTTAAACCAAGGAACATCATCTATAGCCTTTGCAAACCAATTAAAAATTCCTGCCACAAGGTTAGATGTATCTTGCCCTGCCTTAAAGAAATCACCAACCGCAAAATCTTTAAAAATCTGTTTAACAGGCTCAAGTGCCTTATCAATCCTATCAGCCCACGCAATAGCCGAATTTTCCATATTGGCAAATGCTTTATTCCAAGCCGCTTCATATTCTGCCGCCGCCTTAGTAATATCATCTGTTAAGTCAATACTGCTACCACCGCCGCCACCGCTTGAACCCTTGCTTGAGCTTGTATCGTCTTGTAATTTATTTATTTCATCAAATCCCATAAGGGATAATGTAGCTTTCTTGGCTGAATCAGCTACATCTTTGTAGCCGTCTGAAATATCTTCTAAGCCGTCTGATGTGTCTTTATAGCCGCTTTGACCAAAGCTTTCAAAGTCAATCTTAACGCCCATTAAAGAAGCAAGACCAACTAATAATCTTTTGATTGCAATAGCTACTCCGTTTACTATTGGCATAACCTTTGAAAGAATTGGGATAAATAGCTGTCCTGCTACCATTCCTACCTCTTTCATATTGTTACTGAACTGGCGTAACATATTACTTGGGGAATTGATTGTCAAATTTGTTATCGTATAGGCTCTTTATCCTATACTTCTTATAGTTTCCTATAAGTTCAGAGTACATTATCACCCACGTTTTACGTTTGGTTTGGTGGTAGCCACTTCCACCTCATACTGCCCTATATGCAGTAGTGTCGGACACTCTTGGGAATATTATATTTATTCAATTCCTACTCGTTACGATACTCAATAGCCTGTTCGTAATCTATTGAGTTATCTCGGTATTAGCATAGTTGAAAACTTTAGCCTTCGCCGATTTTGCCCGATTGCCATAAGATATTTCTATTCTTATGCAACACTTGGAAGATAAGCTATATCATTAACTTTCTTCCGTCTATTAGCTAAATCACCCCAAGATACTTTTGATTGGTCTAATATCGCTAACACTCTTAACTGTTGTTTTTCCATCTGTGTCATTTCAGACACCGACTTAGAAATGCCTAAGTTGTAAGCATACGTCGCTAATGTAGCATTGGTAATATCAATACCATACTTGTACAATGCCCTCGATTGTCCGATTAAACCGCTTTGTAAGTTCTGTGCTACTGTTGAATAGTCCACATTGAAAAGTGAGCTTATATCGCCCGCAAGCATTGTCATTGACTTTGTTATAGCCGTTGTTGCTTCGCCTGTCTGTCCTAACGAATTAGTAACAGAAGCTAACTGTGAAGCGTACTGCGTTATCTCTTGTATGTTAAGTCCTAAGTTCTTTGCTCCGCTTTCTTCAAGCAAACCGCCTTGAACATTAACTTTTAAACCAGACAGCTTTCCGAGAGTATCGTTTACTCTGCTTTGGAAGCTCTCTGCATATGCTGTTGCGTTATCATATCCGTACTTTTCGTAATCTTTATCCCACTCTGAACCAATCTTGCCAAACGCTACCGCTTGATAGTTGAATGCTTCAATGTAATCTGTTGTTGACTTAATCGCTTCTATAAGTTTCTTACTGCCACGAATTACCATAAAATAAGTGGCATAAAACTTACCTATCGCACTTGCTAAGTTCCAACTGCTTCTAGTTGCTGTCCTAGCACTTGTAGACACGCCATACAGTGACTTTTGAAGTGAGTTTGAAGAAGTACCCACCTTGCTACCTTGACTAGCAAGATTAGCCAATGCGTTAGTCATTTGAATAACGTTCTGACTTACTGTTGGTGCTCTTGATAGCGTTGCCATTAAGCCATTTAAAGCATTGCCTAGCTTTGGAATGTTTACAACGGCATTTTCTATACTCTTACTGCCTAGCTTACCAAGTGACTTTGCAAATTCTGTGACCTGTGTTGCGTTCTGCGGTATGGCTGATATGCTTGCAACCGCTTTCGTAACGGCTTCAAGTGATGTAGCTGTGTTAGTTATGGCAACTGAATCAACAGAGCCTATCTTCGTGATGTTCTTAGCAAGTCTTGTAAAATCTGCTGTTCCTGCGTTCATATTCTGCATAGCAGAGCCTAACTGACTAACACCATTTGCAAGACCGCTTAGTGATGAACCATTCACAGTTGCAAGTGATGTTGACAGCCTTGTAAGCTGATTTATCAGTTTATCAACAGAATTGATAGCTTTAGTGGCAGTACCGGTAATTTTGACTTCTAGTGAATCTAATTCCACGCTTATACCTCCGGCTTATCATTTTTAGGGTGTGTTAGATCCCAGTTTGCTTTTCGTATTTTCATATTCAAAACAAACTCTTCTCTCTTTCTTTGTATTTCATCTTTGCTGTCCTCTTTTTTGTTAATATCTCTATAAATAGGCTTGTCTGGGTATTCAAGCTCGCCTTTACCCCAAGCACCACTTCTAACGCCTATCTTGATTGCTGGGAGTATGTAACTACCTATCGCAAGCCATATACCTGAATCCATTCGTTTCCTTTCAAGTTTTTTACCCTCTACAACCGCCCATAGCTTTTTAGGTGTCATTTTTAGAAAGTCTGAATAACTAACGCCTAGTGAACTGGCTAAGACAAAGTATTCTTCCCAGATTATTTTGTGGAAGTCTGCTTTTTCTTGTGGTCTTGTGGTACTACTGTCGGCTTCTTCTGTTCCTGTGTTGCTTCTTCCACATTGTTTGCCATCTCTTCCAACATCGCTGTTATTCCGCTCAACTCGAAAAAACCATCATCTTCCATCGCTTTCTTAATCTCCTCGAACAATGTTCTATATCCGTAACTTTTATCTGTCTTTCTCTTCTCTGTAATATATGCTCTAGTGAGTTCCTTTGCTTCATCCATAGTTACAGGGTTATTGTCAATACAGCCTGCATAAATGGCTAAAATACAAATCTCTGGCACATCTGCTGTCATATTTGCTAATCCATCAAAGGAAGCCTGTGCAACGCTTTTATCCGTTTGTGCAAGTAAGTAAGAACCATTAACAACAGAGAACATTTTCTGCACTATCTCTTTACACTCTGCTGCTCCAAAAGAGAACTCAACTTTGTATTCTTTTCCGTTTACATTAATATTCATCATAATTTTTACCCTTTCCCACCCTATCGTCCATATAGGGAAAGGTGCGGATTTTACGCCGCACCTACCTTTTAAATTAATTATTCTGTTACATCATCAAGATATGATGTGTAGTCGGCTGTTTTGGCGTTTTCTGTGCTATTCGACACAGCCTTTTTTGATTTAGTCGAATAGCTCATTATTCCCCCGATGTTGGGGTAACTGCTGTATCTGTTCCTACCATATCCTCAATAATAAGGTTGACAGCCATTGTAAGAAGTGAATTTTGCTCCTTACCTGTAATTGGTAACTTTGAAGGCGGCTGTGCAACAAAGAACTCCGCATCTGATATACCCGGAGTAATCTCTTGAAACCACATTCTCTTTCCATCAGTTAAAGCCTTATATTCTGTAATAAGGTCTTTCCACTCTTTAATTGTAGCTTCTGTCTTATTAACTGTTACCGCAACTGTATCTGTAACTGTATCTCTACCTGCAATGTTTCTTGTCTGTAAATCTTCAAGTGCTGATGCATCTATAGCCTCTGGGGTTACTGTAATCTCATCAATAGAATTGATTCTATGAAGAAGTTTAAACGCTGTTGGTTTAGTACCTGCTGTAGTTTCAACACCATAACTAAACGTGATTCCCAGTGCGCTTAATCCTGCTACTGTATCTGCCATATCTTCTTACCTCCTAAAAATTTGCAAAAAAATAAGAGCATTTCTGCTCTTTGTTACAATAATCTGTCATTTGCTCCGATTAACCGCCTAAATCGTGCGGTACTCTTATGTACTTTATTACTGATTGAGAACTCTGGCATTGCATTGCCTTGAAATCTCATTGCCTTAAATGCGTCTGTAATTACTGCCATAACCTTTCGACAATCGGATTTGCTTGTGTTAGTGGTAACATCCACTTGAAATGTCGCTAACAATGCGTTAATTGTCTGTCCATCAAGCGTTTGTCCTTGTTCTACTGCTGGCAACAGATGTATGTATGCTGTTGGAAATACTGCTTGACCGCTGTTTTCTCCCTCATTTGTTATAACTATTTTGGGGTATGTTTTCTTTAATTGTGTTAGGGTTTTAGCCTTGACAAGTGCTGTGACTGTGTTTTCAAGGTCTATCGCCCAATCGTTTGCATCCGCCATTAGCTAAACACCCTCCTTGCTACCTCAACATATTTCTGTATAATTTCCATATCAGCCTTATAAACAGGCATTTGTGCTTCTACGCCGTGTGTAAGAACTAAGGTTCCGTCATCGTCATAGTAACCCCACACTTTTTGTATGCCGTGATGTTCGCCGTATGAGCCTATAACCATACCATTAACAACACCTTTGTCGTGTGGACTACTTCCAGCCGCTCCATTGTAGAATACACCAGCTCCGAACTCTATAAACATAAGTTCTTTGCCCTCTACAATTAATTTTGCTTCGGCATATTCTCCAACAGATTTTATCTCAACATAACTGTGATGGCTTGTATCTGAACCGCTACGAACACCTTTCTCATCATATGTATAACTAGCTTTTGCCATATTTTCATCTATAACAGGTATTCCAACTTCTGCAAGCTCTTTGACAAGCTGTGAAGTTTTTTTGATAAGCCAGTTCTTATACTGTTGTAACTGTCTGATAGCTTCATTTACAGACTTTTCAGACAAGGATATATCAATTGTATGTCTTGCCATATTACACCGCCTTAGAGTAATTTTAAGTCCACAAAAACTTTAAATATTTTAGGTGATTGAATTGCAAACCAATCAATAGTTGTTTCATCGTGTCCAAATTGTTCTATATGCTGCCAATTGCACTGTAATCCGCTTTCAGATAGAAAGGCGTGTATTATTTCGTGTCTTAATTGTTTCTTTTGCAATTCTACAAAATTACCTACTTCATTATAGTTATCAGAACGAATTACTATTAACTTTGATGTATTATCACAAAAGCCGTCAACATCTTCATTGTTAAGTGTTCTTAGTTCAATAGCATATTCTGTTCCTAAAATATTAATTGTTGTGTTTTCCATAATGCACCTACTTTACAACTGCTTTAAGCATATACTTAGTTGAATATAATGCTGGCTTAATGCCTACAATCGTGAAGTCTGCTGATGTTTCATCAACAAGACTGTCAGATGTGTATGTAGGCTTGCTATTAAGCCATATAAGGTCGCCTTTTTGAATAGGTAATGTATCCCTATCTGTCAGCAAAATAGCGTCAAAATCAGCCGTATCAAAGCCGTATTCTTTGCTTTGTGCTTCTCCGCCGCTGAATGATATGTTGGCTTTGAAATCGACTGGCTCTGAAAAGCCCGTTTTCTCTTCAAGAACTTTAGGTATCTTATTTCCCTCATCATCAAGATAAGGAATGAAGTTACCCTCTGTATCGGTATATCCCTCATAAAGGATATTGCCGTCATCGTCTCTTTCATAAATAGTTACTGTCTGCCCTTGAAGTGAATACTTCATAGCCTGCTTATTAATGTCAAGCATTGTTCTTTACCTGTTTATAAATCTGATTAACACCTGTGCTTGATAGTCCGGACACAATTCCTACTGCGATTGCATTAAGAATATCATTTGCCGGAAAGTCAGGTATTACATACATACCTATAACGCCTAAGATACCGCCTGCAACACCTACGATTATAGGAATGTAATTATCCTTAATGTGTGGAATTGCCTTAGCTCCTAAGCCTATCAGATATGTTATTACAACGATTGCTACAACTGTTGTTACCGATGTTATATCCATTCTGCTATACCTCCTTATCTTCATTAAGTCGTGCTTCCAATCCGTCTATTCGGTGGTGTGCCGACTTTACACTTTCCTCAACCTTAATAATCCTGTTATCGTGAGAATTAAGTTCTTTTCTCATTTCTGTAACTTCATTCTTTATCTCTGTTGTATTGCTTGATATTGTGTCAAGTTTCATATTTATGCGTGTATTTTCCTTTACACGCTCCGTAAGTTCTGCATTGTCAGACTTTTTGTTGTTCTTAAGATTAAGTCCTAAGGTAAACAGTCCGAAAAAGACGGAAAAAGCAACTGAAATAATGCTTATAATTACTGCTATTGGCATTGATATACCGCCTTTCATAATCAATAATGGCACACCGCCCACCACCCTTAATGTGTGCCGCCTGCTACCATATTGCCGACATCAGCAAAATGGTAACGCACAATCTTCTTTATAAAACTTTAGCAAACGGAAATATCCCAACAAACAAGCTGTCTCTATTTCTCCAAGTTCTGTTGACACCACCCTCGCTTAAGGCAGACATAAAGTTTTCGCCTGCCTGTGAATGGTCATAGACAGCCAGATTAACGATAACGCTCTCAAATTTCTTCAAGTCCTCGGTTATCATTTCATCTGTGTAACTGTCGGGGTAATTTCTTCTTGCTTTTACTTCTTCTGTAGCCTGTTTAATAAGCTGTTCGATTATCGGATTATCTTCTTTGTTATCGAACACTACCACATCAGATGTTGTATCATCATCATTTGTGACTGTCTCAATATGAAATTGTTTAAGTCTGATTTTAACTTGCTCTAATGTGGTGTATTCCATAATTTCAGCTCCTATAATCCTAATTTCTCAATTAACAGTTCTTTAAGCTCTGCTCCTGTAAGCTCCATTGCGTTCTCAACGCCTTGTTCTAAGGCAAGTGTCTGTAAGTCCGCTGTTGGCATACGCTTAATAGCTGTCTTTGTGTAATCGCTTGTAGGTTGAGCAGGGAACTTGTCCTGCTCTTCCTCGTATTTAAGTTCATCCCCATAAACTGCTTCCTGTCTTACGTTATCTGCTGTTACTTCTTCGCTCTGCTTTGCGGCGTTGATTTTATGTCGTCTTAATAACATATAAACACCTCTTACTTTCCGAACTTAGCAAGAACAACCTTTGAATCGTTGCTTAAGACTGCTGTATAGTGTTCATCGCCAGAGATAACAGTTGTCTTTGCGAGAATATCTCTGTCCGATTCAATCTCAACGCTTCTCTTCATATAGATTGTAAGTGCGTTCTCTTCCTCTGACACGCCATCTGCACCTGTGTCCTCGTTAGGGTCTTCTGCTGACACGATAACAATCGGACAAGCGTAGAACTCTGTTGTAACAGCCTTTAACTTGCTACCTACCTTGATTTCCTTGTCCTTTGGCTTAAGCGTATGTGCAAGTGCTGTGTCAAGATGAACATTAGTTGCATCCTCGCTTGTTGTATCAGCTACAACATTGATTGTTCCTGTTGAATCATCAAGTTCATACTTAACCAGCTTAACTTTCTTAGACTTAACAACCTGTGCTCCTGCGATAGAACCGATAGTGCCATTCATAATTACGTTAAGTGGGTACTTGTCATTGCTCTTGAAATCATCGTCATTAAGTAATGTGGCTTCCTGTGCCGGATTGATGAACAATATCTTTGTAAGTGATGAATCAGATTCATCATCAAATTTGCTATTAGCTGCTACAACTGCTGAATAGCTGATAGGTGCTGCTGCTCCATCGTAATCAATAGGGGCTGTACAAAGTGCGTCATAGCTGTCATTATCAACCTTTGCAGCGATTGACATAGCAATCTGATTAATAGCTGTACCAAGTGGGTCGCCATAACCAGATAACACTGATTCGTCTGTAAGTTCTACTGCCTTACCTGCTTTCTTAACCTTTGCTTCTGTTGTAGATGTTGTAAGTACTGTTGTACCCATAGCAACACCTTCTGCTACATCCTGTGCATCACCTATATAAGCGTATTTTGGGACAACAATAGTGCTTCCCGGTCTGCCTACAAGTGTTGTATCAACTCTTGCGATAGGTGAGAACTTAATCTTCTTTGGCAACTTAGCTGATACCATATCAGCCATTACCTGTGGGTCTACTAAATTTGCTAACTTAGTCTGTGGCATAGTTTATTTACCTCCGTTTTCTACTCTGTGAACTTCTTATAAAGCTCTGGATTCTTATTTTTGAACTCCACTCTTTCGTGGTAATTCATCTTGTTGAACTGTTCCTGTGTTATCGCGCTTTCTTCTCCACCGCCCGCATTAATAGCCGGTCTTGATTTAAGCCACTCTGCCTTAGCTTCTTTAACCTGTCTTTGCACTTCATTGGCAATTACAGTTGCTATAAGGCTATGGTCTGCGTCTGCAACCGCCTCAATCAAAGAATCAATATCCTTTCCATCGCCTATAACTTTCTGATAAGCATTGACAGCTTTCATATGATTAAGCTCTTTGCTCATGTTCTCGAACTTTTCAGCCTGCAACTTTTCAGCTTCCGCCTTTGCTTCCGCCTCCTGTTCTTCTGCTGTCTGCTTTGAACGGAGTTCTTTCTTGTACTTAGCTGCTTCTGAACTAGCTTTATCGGAAGCGTTCTTATACTTCTCTTTTTCAGCTTTTTCACTAGCAAGCTGTGCCATAAGTTCTTCTACACTAGGTGTCTGCTCTTCGTTCTGTGGCTCATTATTAGTTGTTGGTTCTGTTGTTTTGTTAGTTACATCTGCCATAATTTCTTTACCTCTGCTTTCTGCGTTTTTGTTGTTCTCTCAACTTCTTGCGATATTTGTATTGCCCTTTCTCTAGGGCATACAAAAAGCCACAAGGCATTTTCTACCTTGTGGCTCAATATCAATTATTTATCTGTTCTGCTCTTATCTATAACTGGACTATTTTCTGTCTGGTCTGATAAGTCTTGCATTGTGCGGTCTTTGTTAGGCGATTGTTCGCCATCTCCGCCCTCTGCTTGGTTTTGTGTGTCTTTGTTGATTATACTGTCTTGATATGCCTTAACCATCTCTCCGCTTCTCGCTACAACATCGTTAGGGTCATCGAAGAATGGAATTGCATCAACTGTATCTTTAAGGCTAAATCCGTGACTTATCAATGTCGCCATAGCATTAACTTTGGTTGACATTTCATAAGTTTTTTGCCGCTTAATGTTAGGTTTTACATCTCTTGCCCTTAATTTAAGTAATGGATTGCTGCTGTTAACATTGTTTGACAACTTAATAGCTGCAAGAACAACTTTTATTTCTTCCATTTTGCAGCCATCAGTAATTAGTTGTTGTTTTGCCGCCGCTGTTTCAGCCTGTGACCAGCCTGTTGCATCTGACATTGCAACTCCTGTACTGCCACCGCTATTATCATTTCGTTGTGGCACATTACATTTCTGCAAGATTGTCTGTCGCCTTGATTGGATATTGTTAAGCATACCTGTGTAATCGTAATTAATTGCAAGTGGCTCAACTATTGGAGTTTTGCCATCTGCTGATGTATAGGTCTGCATCCATTCTCCAGATTTTGGCTTTCTTACTTTTTCAGTGATATGTGGTGTTCCATCTTTATCAACTGTCGTTTCCTGTTCAACCGGGAAATCAACATCATTTGTGTGCCATACTGCTTGTGTATTCTGTTCAACATCATTTGTAAAATCTGAAATGAGTAGGTTTAAGTTATCCATTTCAGATATTTGCCGTTCAAAACAGCCCATTCTATCAAATGACCTTGTGTATTCAATGACAGGAATTTTATGCAGTGGATTTTCTTCTCCGCTTCTCTCTAAAAATCCCCATTTTGTTTTTCCTTTTTCTGGTCCGTTAGTAATTTTTATCCCATCCGTAACTTCATAACGAATATCTTTTGTAAAACAGGTGTAATATCTTGCACCGCTATGTTTGTCTTTGATATAAGTGCCTGCAAGAATAATCCTCTTGTCACTATAAGCTGTTGACCTTACAACAAATGTTGTTCTTGGGTCTAATACATCATATGTGAAATAGCTTTCCCCATCCTCATATTCCGTATTCACATCAATAAGGACATAGCCAACACCACCGATTTCAACATATCTTGCAAGTTCCTGTTGCTTCTGTCTTGCGTTCTGTGATTCGTAGCAACTGTTTAATTCTGCTATAGCTTCTGTGAGGTTAGAATCCTCATTGTCGCCATTTTGAACTAGTGTTATAGGATTCCCCCACTTAAAACCTAAATTAAACTCTGTGACCTCGTTAGCCACATTATCACAGCACTCACAGTCAATGTCTGGTCTGTAAGTCTTTGGATTCTTCCTAACTATCGGCTGTATTCCTGCGTCATAATCAAGAAGAAACTGTATTCTGTTGGAATTAATATCATGTTCCAAAATTGCTTCACGCAAAATTGGTATTATATTGTCAGGTGTTATTTCTTTTGCACCTGTATAAATAGCAATTCTTCCTGTTTGCATTATCTACACCTCTAATAAAATGTCATACCGCTTGAACTTCTGCTTTGTGGTATTTCCTTAATTTGAAAATCATCATCATCGTTAGGTACATACCATATCCATTTGTGGCAATGCTTGCACGCTAATTTATGTGTTCGTGGGTCTTTGCTGTCTGCCTTAGTCAAAAACTTATGGCAGTTCGGACACATAATTGACTTGTCTTTGTTTGTATAAAAAATCATATTGTTACCTCGTTACATAGTAAAAGCACCGCCATAATTAAATGACGATGCTTTTCGATAAGGATTATACATATTTATGAAATTTGCTTTGCTCATTGTAATAATACATAATTTTTTCGTCACAATCGTAACATCTTTTAATTTTTTTCAATAAATCTTTGAAAAGCCATTTTTACGCTACTTTCTGTGTTGCCACCTATGATATGTGCTATCTGAATCCAAGTCTTATTTTCTAAAAATCTAAGATTGATTATTCTTCTCATTCTACTATCGTCAACGCTTGCAATAAATTCTTCAACCTCATTGGTTTTTTCCAACAAATCATCTTCAAGCAACTGCAATGTGGCTTTTCTAGCATAAAGAAGTGTTTTCTTTCTGCTGTACTCTGGAAATGGTATGCCTTCAATCTTGAAATGCTGTTTACCACCATCGCCGCCGCTAACAGAATCTATAACCATTTCTCCAGCTTCAATTTTGCCTATATCTCTTTCAAGCCGTTCTATCTTTAGTCTTACTTCTTTTACTTCTTCCTGTAAATCCGAATATTGCGATAAAACTTCCTTTGTTACCATAAATTCCCTCCTGTTATATTGGACTTGACATAATTACTGTCTTTTTTACTCTATTTCCTCTTTTCATTCTTAATGCAAAATTTGAAAAAACATCCGGTACATCATCGTGCAAATTTTTACCAGATACTGAATATTTCAATAACCAACTCATCATCTCTGCATAATCGCTCTTGGGTTCATATAGGCTTCTATCTTTAAACACAATATGTTGCAATACCCAACTAGAACATTGAAATATTCTTGCTTCTTTGTTTGTTTCAGTTGCAGTGTCTGATATATTGCATAACCAGCCTTTTTCTTCTACTCGTTTTCTGACTTCATTTGCAACTCTATCTCCGCCTTGATTAGCTTCAAAATCGCAATCTTGTATTTCGTTATCGACAATTAAATTTGCTGAATTTTCATATTGTTTTTCGTAATCTGCCGAATTGTTGCATATAGTATCAGTGCAGTAATACGTTCCCTCATATCCTTCAAATTCAACCAGGCAAGGGAACACATAAAAATCAGTACCAGAGGATTTCGTGTCACATTGTCCAGTAATTCTTTTAATTCGTGTTTTAGGAAGTTCTTTATATCTCATTATTTTGTTTTCTGGATAAAGCAATCCCTCACGTTCTATTGGATCTTGCTTATAAAGACATCTATAAGATATATCATCCATTGTCAGTGCTTGATCATTAAAAAATTCCACCGACATTCCATTATATTCATAGTCAAAATTGCTTTTCCCTGTTTTAGGGTCAATATCTGGAATCGAAATAATTTTTAGCTTTGGGTCGTTTCCATAAAGCTCAATAATATGTCCAATAATGTCTTTTGTACTCCATCTGGTCATTATAATTATTTCTTTTACTTGTTCGTTTAGCTTTCTTTGTTTTAAATCAACTCCATAAATTCTCCATATTTTTTCAAGAATTATTGGATTAAGTGCTTCTTCAATAGAGCCTATAAGGTCATCACAATATAAATAACGGTTAGTTCTAACCTTACCTGCGTTCTTAGCTCCTATTGATGAGCATTGAATACTTGAAAATGCTTTGTATTTGCCGAAATTAGCTTCTTGTGCCTGTGCATTTGTGCTTTGTAATGGTAAATTAGGGAAAATAACATTCCATTTATATTCTTTATCATCTGTTGTTATGTCAAGCACTCCTTTATAAAACTTTCCTGTAATTTCGTTGCTGTGAGAAAAGAAAAGGCTGTAATCTTTAGGGTGCTTGCCAATTATCCAAGAGCAAAAAAATTTTTCTAGTGTAGTTTTTTGCGTTCCTGGTGGCATAGAAATACATAATCTATTATATTTGTCGTCTTCCAAATCTTGCATAGCTTGAATAAGCCCGTATTTATTAAGCTGTTTCATTTTTGGCTGATAAAATCTTTCACTCTCTTCTCTGTCTTTTTCAAGATAAAGCAAATAGCTGTGGAATAAGTGCGGAGCTTCAAGCAATAAGGTATCAAAATATCTATTAACTAAATCATTGTCTATATTGTTGTTAAATGTATATTTTTCAAGTTCAAAAATATCTATGCCTATATCACGCATACAAGCCTTTTCTATAAGTTCTTTTGCCCTAGCTGTACATTTTAACATTGCGTCAATTTCACGCTCATTCTTGGCAAGTTGGCACACGTTGTAGTAGGTTTCTATGATGTTTTCATCTATTCCATTTTGGGATATGTATTTTTCGCAATCATCTATCAGTTGATTTAATTCAGAATTCAAGAAAAGCACCTCCACTTTTCAGCAAAGGTGCTTATAGACCTCTGCCTATAACTGTTTTAGGGTAGCGACTACAACCAATCTGTAGCCGGCAATATTTTTATTAGAATGTCAGCATTGCATCACAGCAAGTCGGATGCAATCTATTCAAAAGTGCATTATAATCATCAATTACATACCGTGCTGGAATCATATATGTTTTAATGCCATATTTTTCCGCTGTTTCTCTTTCAATGCTACAGCCGTTCCAATCATAACTCCCACATATTCCAATGAATACATCAGCCTGTGCCAGCTTCTTAAGGCTCTCGCCTAAATACCATACAGCTTCTTTGCTGTCTTTCGGTGGGTTATCCTCAATGTAGCTGTCGATAAGCTCTAATTCCTCGCCCTCGTATATTTCAGCAATCTTTTTCATCTTCTGAATACTTGCTTTGATTTCTTCCTTTGTTCTGCCTTTCATTGGCACACTTACAAATAACTTCTTCATGTTCTCAATCTCCTTTTCCATGTTTTATCAACCTTTATCTTTCTAAGGTCAGCAACTACGATTAGTCCGTAGTCGGTAATTGTTTTTATTCGCACTCTGAAAGTCTGTCTTTTATAAACTGCTCCAATGTACTAAAGCCTTTTGGCTTTTCAATTCCTTTTCTTGCAAGTTCTGCAACTATTGTTTCCATTTCTTCTTTTACCCCTTGATAGGCAATTTTCATTCCTAATTTTATTTCGTTCATTTGGTTTCCTTTCATCGCAAACAATAGTCTGCTTCTTCTAATCTATCCGCTATTCTTGTCATTTCAATCTGTGTTCCGTTTTCGTCTCTTGTACCGACAGTTACGCATCTGTCACAGCCACCACTTGGTATGTTGCCAAGTCTTATTTCCGTTTTATTATCATCAAACTTGTAACAATCACGCATTTTTTCAATGCAGTTATTCATTTCAGTTATTTTCATAATCTGATTCCTTTCTCGCACTATTTGCTAATGATTTTGTTTCCTCTAAGATTTTCATTGCTAAAGCTCTTGAAAACTCCATATTGTCTTTAGGGTATCTTCCTAAGATTGATTTTGCGTACTCATTAACTGCATCAACAGAAACATCAATACCCATTACTTTTCCAGATACCTCAATGCATTCTGTTCTTTTTTCATCATTTGTGCATTTGTTGTCTTTGTTGTATCGGCAAGTAGTTAAGTTGCAATCATTCATTTTTAACACACCCCATTCTGCCAGCTATATAATGACTTCTTGTATCGCAAACTGTCCTACAATCAATAACATTGCCCTTATCGAGGCAAATCTCAAGATGCTCACATTTATCGCACTTTGTGTCTTTTTCTTTTGGCTTTCTTGGCTTGTATTCCTTAAAATCCTCACACTCACAGTCTAAGTCTGTGTCATTGCCCTTGCTACAAGTATAAATGGGGTATTCTTCTCCTATTTCTTCATCAAAAATATAATCTTCTTCGCTGAATTTGCATTTTGAACAATCATTCATTCCTCATAAACCTCTCAAAATCTTCCCTGCACTTAGGGCATAGCTCATATGTCCTTTCTAAAAATTCATATCTGCGGACATTCTTGATTTCAAGACACATATCATTATCTTCAAAAGCGGGAACTATATCTCCGCAATATCCAACTTGCTTAAATCTAACTTCTTTCCAGCTTTTAGGTATTATTTCTTTTCCGCACCTGTCACAAGTGCGCCATTCTTTTTGATGTTTCATTCTTCCACCAACTTTCTAAGCACCATTCATAAACATATTTCCAAAATGGAAATCATTTAGTGCTTTTTCTAATTCGTCTTTGTACCTAAATGGACTTAAAGGGCTTTTTATTTCTTCCCTCAATATAGGTGACATATTGTCTATCAAAATACCTTGTGTAGCACTTGCAAGATTTTGTGGTGGCAAATCCGCTAAAGCGCATAATTCCATTCTTTTATGGTCGCATTTTTCAGATTTAGGGCAACTTTTACATTTTTCTGCTAATTTACTTAAAGGTTCTGCCATTACTACACCAACTTTCTACCGCAGATAGGGCAATAATTGATTTTGTAATCAAAATCCATAAAACTATCGCCTGTTGTAAAGTGAATAAATACGTCATCTTCTCTCTTGTATATATAATCTTTGTAATCAGGGTTTTTATAATCTGATGTATAAATGTTTTCACAAAACTTACACATATCACTTCTTCCCCCATAAAGTATCTGGTAATTCTTCGCCGCCGTAAATCTTGTTAGCATATTTCTTAAATGTTGGTACGCTACAACCTGCTACTTTCGCTGCCTTTACCTGTGAAGCCTGTCCCGATATGTATAAGTTAATCGCTTCATAAAACTTATCTTTGTTTAGCGGGTGTACGCCTGCTGCCATAATAATCACTCCTTATTTTAAATATTTCTGTGCTAAGTTTTCTCTTATCATTCCAGACATGAAATGCTGCAAGCTCTTAGTTACTTCTTTGCCATTAATCTTGTATTTTGTCTGTAAGTAATAATCTATTAACTCTTTGTAGTAATCATCAAATCCATAAGCAGAATTATTGCTCATATAATTACCAACTGGCTCAAAGTAATTAATAACTATCTTTGTCAAAGCCTGTTCTGTAATGCGTATATGGCTCATATTTAAAGTTTTATTGTATTGCTCAAGGAAATAGTCAATAATATGTTTTAACTCTTCTATTCGCCAATCTGACGGCTCGCAATCAGCAAATTCAATAGCAATGTTTTTAATCACATCAGATTTGCTTCCGCCTTTTTCTGTTGAAAAAGCATATATATCTCCTCTTGAAGAATCTTTAGATTCTGAAAGAGCATATTTATTCTCTGTAGTATAATCTCTGTCTATATTCTCTGTAGTAATCTCTGGTAATGGTCTGTCGTTTTGTCCTTCTCGACAGGTCATTTTGTCCTGTCGGTCTGTCATATTGTCTTGTCGATTTGTCATTTTGTTCTCATCGGAATTAAATTTATCCACAAGTTCTTGTAATTTTTCAGTATCTATTGTGTACCACTTTGTTTTATCAATACCCAATTTGTTATAATTAGCAGATACAACAACTCCTTTATTTTCAAGCCTTGTAAATGTTCTCTGTATCGTTTTTTCGCTCCAATACGGAAAATCTTTAGCTTTCCAATCGCTGTATGAGTTATATACCCAATATCTGTCGTCAATAAAATTTTTACCGGCTTTTTTGTTA